TATTTATAATTATATTAACCTTTTTCAGTGGACTTTACATCTTTTTTAGTTTTTTGTTGACTCTCATAATATTTTCTACATTCTGGATCCCAATAGTTTGCCTCCCTTCTACCTTTAACAGCTTCGATAGCATCTAGCATTTCTTCTGTAATTTCAAGCTTTCCCATAATTAAAGATCCTCATAAATAGTAAATGTTATTCTGATTTGGGTTTGAAACTTACCCTCTGGACTTGAATTTAGTATTTCGGGTCCAATAGGTGCATCAAAAATAACACTCGACACAGTAATTCTATTGTATAAGTCCCTAAGTCTTTTGCAAATTGTAAAGTTTGACCCTGCCCCTAGACCTTCCTCTGTGAATACGTTTAATAAAACTAAACCGCTAATTAAATTATCAGAATCTGTTACACCTCCTTGCGTTAAATATGTGTTCGTACCAAAGCTTGTAATGCACTGTACAAAGGTATCTTCCGTAGTGCTATCAAATGCCATATTATTGAAAACAACAGGTATAGCAGGGCTTGAGGCCAGTTCTGTGGCTAGTCTTGCCTCAATAGTAGATCTTACTGTATTTAAATCTGTAGCAGCCATTATATTCTCCGTTTAATTTTGTTATATTCATCATCTGCCCATTGCTGCAACTCTTTCCCTATTAATTCTGGAAAACCAGCAGTTGTTTCTTGTCTTGTTCTGTATCTGTCTCCCCAAGATGGTGGTAGGTTTTCACCAAAACAAACTGGTTCAGCATAAGGTAAATTGTTGATTATGGTTCCGCTAGTTGGTTTTATCTCTGTCTGCCATGAGTTCCGTAGCCTTCCAGTATCAACTGGTGTAGCCTTTTTAACTCTTTTAGTCCATTCCAAAGTTGTTGCTGCAACAAGATCTATTACTGCCTCTTCCATAACGTCAGGTATTTGATCTATCCTTATTTGTCTTACCATGTTTACCTCAAGATAAGATCAAAGCTAACAGCAGTATTATTTTGCTCATTCGTTATAACTTGAATAATTTTAAATTCTACGCTACTTATAACAACTCTATCTTTTGTAGTGGGTGCAAATGTAAGATCACCAGCAGATATTGTCAGCCTTTTATCCTGTGACTCAATCAAATCATTTACTTCATTTCGTGCAACATTACTTACAACACCTTTAATAGTTGTATCAGATGTTGATTCTGTGATAGCTCCTGTTGTGGTGTTATAACTTCCAGCCGTTACTTGCCTGATAGTCACATCACCACCAAGCTTTTTTAATGAAGCACTAGCCGCTTTTTTCAGTGCATTAGCAAGACTCATAATCTATATGCAATAACTTGTCCACTTGCAAGAGTGATACTTGTAATGACACCGCAAACCTCAGTTGAGGCTTTCATTTCAATACCATTAATAGTTGCAGATCCATTCTCTGTAATATTCTCAGCCACAAAAGTAGCTTCTGAATCTTTTAAAGCGTGAACCTTACCAAATCTGCCAGTATGTGTTGCAGTATTAGTAATGATTATTGCTGCTGGGTAGTCGTAGCCGTACATTTAAGACCTCTTGATTGATAAGTTTGCTCTACCGCCTATTCTAATGCCCATCAGGTAATGATCAACTATTGGCGGTATGCGATCAATACCAACAGCCCCAAAAAATCTAGGGGTTACATTTAAACTTCCAATACTTACATTTGCAAAATCTTCCAACCCACTAAGCTCTAAACCATTTCTATTATTATTCAAATAAACAGCCAAAATTACTTGAGCCTTTTTTACTCTGTCTGGAATCTCTGTGTCAGTATAATAATCAGCAACTAATCTATTAGGAAAACTCAAACCATAAAGATTCGTATATGTGTCAGGTTTCCTTACTCCTGACCTCGGCCACTCAAGAGCCTGTGTATCAGCTACCCTTGCCCCCAAAAATTTTTCTCTATCTATTCTCTGGGCTGCGGTAAAAAGTGCGCGGTTTTTATTATCTGTGGTGGAATTATCCCAAGCGGCATTATCATCACTCAGAACGAATCCTTCGATGATAGCGTTTGCATCATCAAGTGTAATGTAAGTATTGGCATTTGCACCGCCAACAGTAGCATCAAGAGTTATCGCCATTTATTTGTTTTGGTTTTGGCTTACGTTTGGGTTTTGGCTTTTCTTGAGTTTGAACAAGTGAAGCTGCCTTTACAGCAGCCTCATTTTGTTCTCTCATACGCCTAAATGCGTACATTGCCATTAGCTTGATGCACCCTTAAGAGCAACAAAGTTAATAACAATAGCTTCTCCTAGATTTCCAGCAGAAACATTGGAAACTGTTACTGCAAATGAACCAGCAGCAATAGAATTAGCATTTACAAGATATGAACCAGCAGTTCCAGCAGAACCATGACAAGCTACAACAACATCTGTTGCTGCAATCTTGCTGTTAGTTACTGTGAAAGATACTTCAACACCAGCGTTTAGTGTTGCGTCATTCATTGTGATTTGGCCTGACTCTGTGTTGAGTGTGACCCCAGTAGATTTGTTACTTGCTTGAGTAACAGTTCCTCCTGTTGTTGGGCCTACTAAAGACCCAGCAGTTACGTCAAATAATGAAGGCATGATTAATCCTGATTAGATACGTTAGTAGCTCTAACAATACCGAT